GGTTATTGTTTTGGAAATGGAGGAGGTTTAAATGCTTTCTTTAGAGGAGTTTCTTAAATTGTCCGCAGAAGAAAAAACGAAACGCTATCTGGAACTATCAGAAAAAGATCGCTTTCTTGCCAGAACAAGCGACTGGCAGCCTAAGGATACCGTGGTTGTTAAATACTCTAATTTAAAAAGCGATCAAGAAAAGCAGGAAGAATTTATAAAACAATTAAATGAGGCTTTGGAACGAGATGAACTTAATCTCTTAAAATAGCCTGATATTTTTACTCATTCATTTAATAGCGCAAGGCTCGTGCAGAAATGTGCGGGCCTTTTGTTATACCCAAATTTGCCCCGGATATGGCGTAAAACTGTGACCGCCAAAGGGAAGCGACCCCGTAAAAAGCGTATGGAAGAAAGGATTCCCATGAAAAGAGAAGATTTAAAGGCTTTCAATTTATCCGACGAGGACGTGCAAAAAATCATGGATCTGCATGGTGCGGATATTGAAAAGCAAAAGCGCAGCATCGAGACCCTGACTGCTGAAAGAGACGATTTCAAAAGCCGTCTTGAAGAGGCCAACGGCAAGCTGGAGGGGTACGACCCCGAATGGAAAACGAAGGCTGAGCAGGCGCAAACGGAAGCCGACGCGAAGATCAATAAAATCCGGCGCGGCTATCTGCTGAAGGAAGCCGCAGGCGGTATTAAGTTTTCCAGCGAGAGCGCCAAAAAGGCGTTTTTATCCGATCTGGAGGCGGCTGAGCTTCCCGTACAGGAGGATAAGGTCCTGGGCTTTGAGGATTTCTTAAGCAAGTACAAGGAAAGCGATCCCTCCGCCTTCCTCCCGGACAAACCGGCGCCCACCATTACCGTCCCGGGACAAGGACCTACTTCCAAGAAAACAGGGCAGCAGCTTCTTGATGAAAAGTACAAAAACAATCCATTCTATCACCCGAAAGGAGAATAACCCATGTCAATTAAATACGGTTCTTTAAACGTAGATGAAAGATACTCCGGTATTCTGGAGCCTAATCTTTATTACAACCCTGTGCTGGTGCCCGGCGTGACCTGCACAGACAAATATCAAATCGGGCCGGCGGGTCAGATTTATGTGCATAAGCTTACCACCTCCGCAGTGGAATCCGGAACTCCGGGCCGGGATTTCTCGGATACCGCCGTATCGGATACCTTAATCCCGATTCAGCTGAATAACAATTTCCAGCGCTCCTATAAAATCTATGGAGTACAGGCGGCCGCCGTAGAATTCGGCGTGGCTGAAGAAGCCCTCTCGACCGCAACTCAGGAAATCCGCGAAGGCTGGATGCAGTGCGGCCTTGCCTGCTTAGCCCAGGAGGGAACCGCCGCCACACTGACCACGGCGATCACCGACGTTAAGGAGGATATCATCGCCACACGCCAGGAAATCGTGGAGGATAAGGGCCGGGCTAACGTAGTCATGTGCACCCCGGCTTTCTACAGCCAGGTCTTGCTTGCCGCCGGCAAAGACTTCACTCCGGTCATGAATGACCGGATCGCCAGCACCGGAAATGTGGGGCAGTGGCTGGGCATGACCTTTGTGGAAGCCAACGGCGCCCAAGGCTCTATTAAGTATTATGACAGCACCGGCGCGCAGAAAACGGTTGATATGTCCACGGTGCAGTATGTCATGTACTATCACGAGGCCCTGTCCGTGATCAGCAACTTTGAGGTAGCCAGAGTGATTGATTCCGAGCGCTTTGCTGGTTCCCTGGCCCAGGTGGAAATGAATACCGGGTATAAGGTGACCAACGCCACTCTGGCCCGTGTGCGTAAGGTGGTAACCTCTCCGGGCGGTTGAAGTGAGGTGTCCCCGAATGTACTCAACGTATCAGCAGTACCAGCAGCGGGGCGGAAAGCTTCCGGAAAGCGAGTATCAGGCAAACGCGCAAAAAGCGTCTGAGCTCATTGATTATTACACGATGGGACAAGCGGCCTCAGCGGAAACAATGGGGCCGCAGCTCTCGGCGTGCGAGTGTGATTTGGCGGATATCATACCGACGCTTCAAGGGGCGGCCTCCGGGATTCAGTCTGAAAACGTGGACGGATACAGCGTTTCCTTTTCCGGCCAGACAGAAGCCAACGCCGGCGTTTTGTCGGTTATGAAGCGTCACCTCTCCTTCCCTGTCAACCTGCTGGTGTTTTCCGGCTGGTCCTTTGTGTGAGGTGATGCCATGATAACCAACGCGGATATCACCATCTACCATGAAACCTACAACAAGGAAACCCGGCTGAAGGAGTGGACTTCCAGGCAGTATCCTGGCGTTAACTGGTACGGAAAGCAGGCCGTTTCTGTAGGGGATACCGGACTGAATACGGCGGATTCCTATATCGTGCGGATTCCCACCGAGGAAGCAATTGTTATATCAAACGGCGATCTTGTGGTAAAAGGGCTTGTGACAGACCAAATCACAGGCCCTTCCCAATTAACCGGAAAATATGAGTGCTTTGTGGTAACCGCGGTAAGGGACAACCGAAGGGGTACTCCCATGATGCGGCACTGGAGAATCGAGGGGAAATAACGATGGCTGGAGGCTTTAAAATCGAAACACCCAAAGGCGCGGTTTTCACCACAACCGGCAAAAACGGAAAAATCACGGCGAGGCTGGAATGGAATAAAAATTTCAGCCCGGAAAGAAGCGGACGATTCAACCAAACTCAGGGGTTTGTAGACAGCGAGGTTTTACGCCTATCTTCCCCCTATGTTCCTTTTCAGACCGGTATGCTGGATAAATCTGGCATACTGGGAACCGATGTTGGCTCCGGCGAGGTCAATTACATCGCCCCCTACGCCGCCGCTCAGTATTATAGGACTTCGGTCAGCCGTCCCTATGACCCACAGAGAGGCGCGAAGTGGTTCGAACGCATGAAGATCGACCACAAGGACGAAATCCTGCGGGGCGCAAAAAAGATTTCAGGAGGCAAATAGCATGGCTGACACTATTATTCAATCTCTGCGGGATTATTTCCTGACCTGTCCGTTGATGGGGGACAGCGCGATCAATGTAGATTATCTGCCGGAAGGTCCGGCGGTGGAATATTCCATCGATACCACCCCGGCCACGGAGATCGTAAAGCAGTATATTGGCGGAAGCAGCGTGCGGCAATACCTGTTTGTGATCCGGTCCGTCAATGATTATGGACCGGACGTTTTGCAGAACCTTGCCAACAGCGGATTTTATGAGAATCTGGCGGCATGGCTGGAAGTCCAGACCAGAACCGGCAATTTTCCGAGCCTGCCGGAAGGAAAAATCCCGCAAAAAATCGAAGCCCAAAGCACGGGCTATCTATTCACAACCGGGCCTGACACTGGAAAATATCAAATCCAGTGCAGGCTTCAATACTTTCAGGAGGTATAACTATGGCAAATGAAACCATTATGCGGTTCCAAATCGCGGACTATTTAGGCATTCCCGGGGACAGCGATACAACCTACGCGCTGATGGGCGCGGGCTTCAACACCCTGGACGAGAACCCCGCCGCCCAGCTGGACACCAAGGCGTATATCAACGACAAGGCCGCGTCCAGCATTGTGAAGGGCTATCAGCCCCAGTTCCCCTTTGACACCGATCTGATCAAATCTGAGGAAGCGGTCATGGAGCTTTACAAGATCGGACGGGACGAACTGACCGGCGCCGACGCGGAGCGCGATTATATTCGGGTTGAATTGTTCGAGCCGGTAGCTTCTAAGGAAAACACCTTTAAGGCCAGAAAATTCAGGGTAGCCGTAGAGGTGGCAAGCTGTGCCGGCGCTGGCGGCGAGACCATCAAGGTCACCGGCAACCTGAACAACGTGGGAACCTTTGTAGACGGTGAATTTAACACCACTACAAAAACCTTCACCGAAGCAGGCGCCGCTGAATCCGTGTGATAAGAAGGAGGACACAGCCGATGTTTACCGTAAACGGAAAAGAGCTGGACTATGATATTTTTGACGCTGATAAGGCGGATCTCATTCAAAGGGTAATGGAAGAAACCTTCCAAAAAATCGCTTCCATTGACGCAAATTCTCCGGAAAACACCTGGGCGGGTTTTGTAAGGGAAAATTGTGAAGCTGTGGCCGCTGCGTTTGACAGGCTTTGGGGTGCGGGAACCGCGGTCAAAATTTTTGACGGCGTGGTGAATCTAAAAGTCGCAATGAACGCATTTCAGGAGTTGGTGGACGGTATTAACGCGGAAAAGGCTGAGCTTGAAACTATGGCGAAAGCTGTCACGGCTAAGTATTCCGGAAACCGCGCCCAGCGCCGGGCAAAGAAATGAATATCCTGACAGACCCGGCTCCCAAAACGGTAACCATCGGCGGCGCGGAGGTTCCGATTAATTCGGATTTTCGCGCCTCTGTCCGTTTTGAAATGATGATGGAGGATTCCTCCCTTTCCGAGCTGGACAAAACAGTAAAAGCCCTGAGCCTTTATTATGACACGGGCGATTTAAAAAACAGCTTTAAGCCGCCGGCACCTATAGAAGAAGCCATTGACAAAATGCTGTGGTTCTATCGGGCCGGAAAGGAAGAAAACTGCGCTGTAAGCGCCGGGAAGGGGGCGCAGATTTATTCCTATTCCTATGACGACGAATACATTTTTGCGGCCTTTCTGGAGCAGTACGGCGTAGATTTGCAGGATATTCCTTATCTTCACTGGTGGAAATTCAAAGCCATGTTCCTGGGGCTGAAATCAGATTCCAGGATTGTGGAAATCATGGGTTACCGAAGCATTGACATCACATCGAAAATGAGCAATGAGCAAAAGCAGTTTTACCGGAAAATGAAAAAGCAGTTTGCGATTCCTCTCCCCCAGCCTGAGCGGGAAAAGCTGAACGCTATCGAGCAGGCCCTTTTAAACGGCGGCGACGTGAGCAAGGTGCTCTAATCCTTTTTCTTGACAGGGTTGTGTAATGAATACACATCGTGCTATAATCTAGGAAAAAGGAGGAAGATGCAATGAAAAGGGTGCTTTGTGGGGCTTTGGCGGTTATCCTTGCCATCGGGTGTTTGACCGGGTGTCAAGAAGGAAATGATCTAAATTCTACGAATGAATCATCGCAGGCCGTATCATCTAAACCTAATCCGGCGGATATGGAAAGCGAAAATACAGAAGAATCTTCAATGGCTTACCAAAAAACGTGGAGCGAACTTGTCACCACTTATCTGCCAGATGCTATCGTTGATGAAGGTGAGTCTGCTGTCATGGTCAAGGCCAGTGTCGGAGATATGAAACCAGACGATTTTATTGATAAATGTAGTGTTATTT